GACCTCGAGGTCACGGTTGAGGAGAACCTCACCACCGCTGGCGGGGCTCGGATCATCTCACTCGGCGAGGCCAAGGACTACCTGCAGATCCCGTCCACCGACCGCAGCCGGGACGCCCGCCTCATCAAGTTCATCGACCAGCTGCGCCCCGTCATCGAGGGCATCACCGGGCCGATCTTGCAGCGCCTCGTCTCTGAGACCTACGACGGCGGCTCGCCCTGGATCTCACTGCGGTACCGCCCGGTGCTCTCGGTCCAGTCGGTCACCGAGTACCGAGGCCCGATCCCGTACCCACTGACCCAGGTCCCCAGCCCCGACCTCGGCACAATTTACAGCTACATGTTCGAGCCGCCGGGTCGCATCGTGCGCCGCACAGTCGGCGGTGGCCAGACTTCCTTCCCGAACGGTGCCGACCAGGTCTTCGTGACCTACACCGCAGGGTATGCCCAGGTACCGGCCAACATCACGAACGCTGCCCTTGAGCTGCTCCGCACCCACTTCCAACTCACCCAGCAGGGTCGGCCACGTCCAGGCGGCTCACAGGTGGACGATGACGAATCGACCCGGCCCATCATGGGCTTCTTCGTCAGCGGGCGGGTACGGGAAATGCTCGCCCCCAATGTGCGCCACCCGAGCATCGGATGAGCATCCCCGTATCCACAGTCCCCGCTGCGGTCGCTGCACTGACCACGCTTATCACCACACAGACAGCCGCCGACCCGACGATCCTGGTGTGCCAGGGCGAGGTCGGGATGGACACGCCGAACGACATCATCCAGATCGCCACCGACGTGCGCCGCACTGTGGTCCCCGAAGCGTTCCTCGGGAGTTACCAGGCCGGTGCGCTGCAGGAGACCTACACCATCACCTGTCTGGTGTCCGCCTGGAGCGGTGACCCGGATGCAGTGGCCATCACCAGCCGGGCCTACGTCCTGGCCGGCTACATCGAGACCGCTGTGCGTACCGACCCGTCCCTCGGGTCCACCATCCTCGAAGCCCACCCGAGCGGGACCAGTGGCGGCAACGCCACCTGGACCGAATCCCCGGTCGGCCGGCTGTGCGAGTTGTCCGTAACCATCGACGTTCTCACCATCAACTAGGAGCGAGATGCCCCAGTACTTCATCCCCGGCGTGACCGAAGAAGGTCCCGCCTATCTGTTCGACACCGACCCAGGCACGCCCTACGTGCTCTGGACGGCACCATCCACCAAGGCCACCAAGGCCACCGAGCAGGCCCCTGCGCCTGAGAACGAGGTCTAAGCGATATGGCCCAGTCAGCCTTTAGGTCATGGATCGGTGTCGCCAAGGACACCCAAAACGCCAACCTGAGCGCAGCGGTCGCCGCTGGTGCCACGTCGTTGACGTTGAAGAACATCACCGCAGCCTCGAGCACCGTGGGTGCCACCTACTCCGTCGTCATCGTGGACGGCGTGCTCACCGAGACGGTCATCCCCAGCGGGCCGATCTCCGGTGTCACCGATGGGTCCACCCTGGGCATCGGAGCCACGGCGTACGCCCACAGTGCCAACGCCTACGTCTACTTCCAGTTGACGGCGAGCGTCGGCCCGACCGCCTACATGCCGGTCACGTCGATGGACTTCTCTGACGACTATGTGCAGCTCTACGACAAGGGCATGCGTGGCTCGCAGGCCGACATCTACGGCGCACAGCAGGGCACCCGAGTCGGGAACATCAGCCTCGCCGGTGACATCTTCCCCGATACGTTCGGCTACCTGCTCAGCTCGTTCTTCGGTGCGTACGACTACACCGCCACCGCTGGCATCGTGCCGACCCAGTACGCCTTCAGCCCGCAGAACACCGGCAACGGCCAGCCATCGTCGTACCTGTACTACGACTACAACCCAGGCGCATCGAACACTCGGGTGTACGCCAAGGCTGTCTGCTCGGACCTGGCCATCAAGTTCGCACCGGGCGCACTGGCCGGTTACACCGCCACGATCAAGAGCTTCGCCTCGGGTGTGGTCAACAACCCGGCCACCATCCCCCCGGCGTTCTCGTCGTTCACCCCGCTGCCGGCCCGCACCGCTACGGCCAGCATCGGCAAGTTGCTGACGGGCGCATCGAGCGTGACCACTGCCAACACGGTCGCCTCGACCTCGGGCCTGGTGGTCGGGATGCTCCTGAGCGTCGTCGGTGGCACCGGAGCATTCGCCGCCGGCACGACGGTGGCGAGCATCACCGATGCGACCCACTTCGTCTCCAGCGCAGCGGCGTCACCGGCACTGTCCGGGGCTACGGTGAGCGCCAGCGCTATCACCGGCAAGGTGATGACGGCGGACTACTCGTTCAAGCGCCAGGCATTCGGCGAGATCTTCACGCTCCAGGGCGTGCAAGACCCGCTGGCCATCTTCAGTGGCCCGGTGGCGGCATCGGTCAAGACCTCGATCATCGTGGATGATGACGTACAGCTGCTCAACTACATCAACCAGAGCCAGCCGTCGTTCTCGCTGACCGCACGCATCGGCCAGGGCGCAGCCGCCACGGACAATGGCGTGGCGGTCCAGACCTCGGTGGTCAACTACGAGGCCGTCAAGGTCGTCCAGCAGGGCAAGGCGTACGTGACGCTCGACGTGCCCTTCCAGGCCATCGCCAACTCAACCGACAAGTCAACGGCTGGCGGTGGGCTGTCCCCGGCCCTCGTCACACTGTCGACCAAGACCACCGGCACGACCACGCTCTACTGATGCCGAGACTCGAACTACCCAACGACCAGTGGGCTGAGCTGCGTGAGCCCGACGAGATCCCCCGCAAGGCGGCCCGCAAGTATCGGGGCAAGATGTACGACATCGTCACCGCTGCGACGAATGCCGGGGATGGCATCCCCGGCGATGATGACCCGGATCGGGCGGCTGCGGTGGGGCGAACCATGATGTCGTCCGCTGACGGCCTCAACGGGTTCGAGGATCTCGCCGAAGCCATGGTCCTGGCCGTCACCCGTGAATGGTCTTTCGGGTCGGTGTGCCAAGAGGTGCTGGACGAGTTGCCCGACGGTCCCATCAACGCCATCTACGACGCCTGTCAGAAGGGCGGATACGCCGAGGCGCTCCAGCCCGACTTCGGGGCGACACCGGACGAAGACTCCCCTACGCAGCCTTCCTAGCCCTCGGCACGCTACTGGAAGGCGGCACGCTCGCCGAACCCTTGCCTCGGTGGCTCTCTGAGTGCCACGAGACGTATCTCATCGGGCAAGCCTGCCCCTGGTGGCAGCCACCCGAGGACGAGCAATCGGACTTCAAGCTGCGGGTGATGGCCCGCATCCATTCGATCCATCTCAACCACCAGCTGCAGCAACAAGCACGGATAGCGGGGGCGGTCGATGGCTGAGTTCTTCTCGATGTCGATGGTCACAGGGAAGGCTAAGGCTGCGTTCGCAGAAATGGACCGAGTCACTGACAAGTCCACCCTGTATGCGCTTCGGGCCAGTGGCCGGCTGATCGTCCGCAAGGCCAAGGCCAACGCCCCGGTCTACAAGGGCAGCGACCCTCGGGCCCTGGCCGAGGCGGGCAACTTGAAGAAGTCGATCAGCAACTCCCGCACCATCGTCCACCTGGGCGTCGGGGATTACTCGATGAAGGTCGGGCCCTTCGGTCGCAAGAAGAAGGGCACTGGGGTCGTCCGCCACGGGTCCGCAGGTGCTGCATCTAGCCGTAAGGCGGGTACCTCGACCAAGGGGCAGGTTCGTGGCGTGCCGCTCTACCGAGCCGCCATGGAAGAGAAGTACGGGTTCATGGCCAGCGGGGTATCGGGGGCGGATGCCGAGATCCGCAAAGTCTACGAAGAAGCGATGGCCAAAGCCTACGAGAGGTTCAAGTAAATGGGTGCTGTCGAGGTCATCGCCTACCTGAGGGCAAATACCAGCGAGTTCACCGCCAAGATCGGCGAGGCGAAGCTCGAGATGGACAAGCTGGAGAAATCCGGCTCTGGTGGCATGGAGAAGATGCAGAAGGTCGGCGGTGCTGCGCTCCTGGGCGTCGGTGCCGTAGCGGTCGGCGTCGGGCTCGCTGCGGTCGACATGGCCGATAAGTACGACACAGCGCACGTCAGCCTCGAAGCCTCGGCCAAAGCAGCCGGCACGTCGTTCGAAGCGCTCAAGCCGCAGATCGACAGCACCTCGAAGGCGATGGAGGGCTTCGGGTACACGAACGCACAGACCGAAGCGGCGGTCGGGAGCCTCATCACCTCGCAGGGCAAGAACGCCCCGGTGATGAAGGACATGCAACTGGCTGCCAACATCGCGGCGGCCAAGCACATCGACCTGCAGACCGCCATCGGCCTCGTCGAGAAGGCATCCAACGGGATGACGAAGCCCCTCAAGGCGATGGGCATCGACCTGAACATCGCCGCCGGTGGGGCCAAGGCCACCGCTAAGGCCCAGGACGGACTGGCTAAGGCCCAGGACGCCATGGGCGCAATCCTGGCCAAGTCTCCCGATGCGCTCAATGCCAGCTCTAAGGCCCACGCTGCCTACGAGGTCGCAGTCGGCAAGGTTGAGTCAGCGCAAAAGAAACTGTCGGACACACAGTCGGCCGGCGGGCAGATCATCGGCGCACTGTCCGAGAGGTTCAGTGGCCAGGCGTCTGCAGCTGCTGGGACCATGAGCGGCAAGTTGGCCGAGATGAAGGCCAACGGCGAGAACTTGCTGCAGACCCTCGGCCAGAAGCTAATCCCCGTCCTCGACAAGGTTGTCACCGCCATCCAGCACGTCGTCACCTGGCTGGAGAAGCACAAGGGCGTGGCCGAAGCGATCGCCATTGTCATCGGCACTGTGCTCGTGGGTGCTATTGCCGTCTATGTCGCATCGATGGCGAGCGCCGCTGTCGCCACCATCGCCGCCACCTGGCCCCTACTGCTCATTGTTGCCGCCGTAGCCCTCGTCGGCGTCGCCATCTACGAGCTGCATGCCCACTGGAAGCAGGTGTGGGCGCTGATCGGCCCCTACGTCGATGCCGCCTGGGCGATCATCAAGCCGATCTTCGATGTGCTGAAGACCGTCCTCATGGTTGAGATCAAGGCAGCGGTCACGATCGTTCGCACCGAGTTCGAGATTGCATGGACGCTGATCTCCACCGCCATCAACGTGGCGTGGGCGATCATCAAGCCGATCTTCGACATTCTCAAGACCGTGCTGACGATCGACATCAAACTCGGTATTGAGATCCTACGTACGGCGTTCGACGTCGCCTGGGGTGCTATCTCGGCGGTGATCAAGGTCGCCTGGGACATCATCAAGCCGGTATGGGGGTTCATCAAGGACGGGATCACTGACGTGCAGACCGTTGTCGGCGCACTCAGCGACGCCTGGTCAAGCATCTGGCAGGGGCTCGGCGCAGCAGTCACGTCTGCCTACAACACGTACATCAAGCCGGCTGTCGACGTGGTCATGGGTGCCGTCAACACCGTCAAGAACGCCTGGGACGCAGTGTTCGGCGGCGGGGGCAGCTCGAAGCCGGCCACGCCCGCACCGCCCACGGGGGCAACAATCAACCACGCAGGCCGTGCATCGGGCGGCCCAGTGTCATCACTGTCGACCTACCTCGTCGGCGAGCAGGGGCCGGAACTGTTCACCCCCTCGAGCAGCGGAACCATCATCCCGAACGGTGCCCTCGGTGGTGGCTCGGACACCCCGGTCCACATCACCGTCCAGATCGCTGGCACTGACGTGGGCAGCGTCCTGTTGCCCTCGCTACTCCGACTCAAGCGCACCGGCGGCTACGGCACGCTGGGCCTGACGTGACCCGCACCTTCGAGAAGCTCGGGCTCTCGCAGCTCGGGACCGTCGGCCTCGCCGGCCAGCGTGGCTCATCAGCAGTCACCCCGCCGGTCGTGCAGCCGGGTGGCATGGTCATGCCGACCATCCAGGTGCAGGTGTCCTTCACCGACCCATGGACAACGCCCGACTGGGTCGACATCACGCAGTACGTCCAGGCGGCCAACACGAAGCGAGGACGCCAGCACGAGCTGCAGCGTGCCACCGCTGGCACGGCACAACTGAGCGTCTATAACCAGGACGGCCGGTTCTCCACGTTCAACACCACCGGCCCCTACGTCAACCTGCTCAGTGGGCCGACTTCGTTCTTTCAGGACAACTCGCTTGACGCCTGGGCCGCTGCCACCAACGTCGCCACGCCCACTCTCAACCTGACCGCCGGGTATGACTCCCAGCCCGCCCTGGTGATGTCGTCCAGCGCCGCCGGGTCGATGTCAGTACGTACTGCGACAGGCACCGCCGGGGCTGCGGTCACCGCCGGCCAGACCTACACCGCCATGGCTGGGTTCCTCGCAGCTGCCAACTCCCGAGTGTGTCGGGTAGACATCGCCTGGTACAACGGAGCCACACCCAACGGCACAACTACCGGCACCGCCGGGGGCGACTTCACCGGGTCGTGGACGAAGAACACCTGCGTGGGTACAGCCCCTGCGGGCACCACGAACGCCACGATCATCTGCAACGTCATCTCTACCACTGGTGTGGCCGAGATCCACTACATCGACCGAGTAGCCCTATTCACCGGGGACTCTCACGGGACTGGCTCAACCGGCTGGGCCCCCGGTGGTCGAGGTGGGCTGGTGCCGACTCGCTCGGTACGCATCCTGGCGACATGGGCCGGAGTCACCTATCCGGTGTACCAGGGCTTCATCGACTCGTGGATTCCGTCCTACGTAGAGACCAAGTCGCTGCAGACCATCAACTGCGTCGACATGTTCTCGATCCTGGCCCTCGGCTACCTGCTCGCCCCGGACTACTACCCGAGCGTCGTCAAGGCCGACGGCCCCTTGATGTACTACCGCTGCAACGAGACCAGCGGCTCATTGTTGGCTGACTCGTCGGGCAACGGGAATACCGGCAACATCGCTGGGGCGGTGGCCTATGGCGCTACTGGCGTCTTCTTGTATGACACCGACGCTGGGCTAGACCTATCTGCCGGGACCACAGCGGCTACCGGTGTCATCGTCACGCCAGGATT